AGGAACTCCAAGTATGGTGTTCAACGCTATCGTGCCCTTTGCGCTAAGTGCAATTTGGTTAGGGCTTGTAGGAGCAGTGTTTGGAACGCTCGTTGCAGGGGGCATTCTTCTTTACCAAGAACTCCGCAGCGAAGTTTTAAGAACGCCCCTCAAGCAACTCCGCGCCGAATACAAGCAAGCCATGGAAAGGGCTCCAGCAGTCAGCGCTGAAACCCCTTCCGGCGGCTCAACTGCCGCTGGCGGTGATACTCTTTGATTGCAATGTAGTCCTCAAGGCTATCCACCTTGAACTCGTTATGTTCCTCAATGATGACTGTCGTTTCGCCAAAGTTGCCAATGCCCTCCGCGTATCGGGGGGCGTTTATCATTGTTTCGGTCTGTGCGTGATTGAGTACGCGCGCACCGCGCGGTAGATTGACCAGCTCTGCACCACGTTCACCGACCATGGCCCAGCCTCCGGGGTGGAAGTCGGTGCCGTCGGCATAACCGCGGATGCTACGGTTGACTTTCTTAATCCCCCCAACAACGCCGCCAAAACCAGGAATTACTAGGTTCGCTATACCCCAATCCTCAAATAGATTCCTTTGAATATATCTCAAAAATGCGTCTATGTTCGATCGCGATTTCTCCATATACTTTTCGGATGCGCCATCAACAGCCGCAATGCTCTGTTGAACCGTGGCCATCGCCGCCAACGCGGGCGTGCCTATGGCTTCCCACTGCGACCCGAATAGCGCAGTAGCCGCTTTGCTCAGTTTTACTTTGTCCGTTGTGTTCTCCAACGCGCGGGTTATCTTCTCGGCTGCCTGCTGCCCTCTGTCCCCTCCGGCCACTAGGTCACTCGTAATCTGCCTGCTATCCAACCCAATGGATCTCAAAGCCCCGGTGAATTCTTCGCCACCCTCAGCCGCTTTCTTGAACAGCCCGATGTAGGCAGCCGACGCCGCATCTGCGCTATAAGCCCCCGCGTCGGTGGCTGCTATCATCTTACTCAGAGCTTCCTCGTGTGTTAATCCCAACTGCGCGTAAGCTGGTGCGTACTTATTGAACGCACTCAGGAAGTCGCCACTCTTATTTGCGCTACTTTGCAGGCCAACCAGCACAAGGTCAAACGCTTCATCAGTTGTAAGGCCGAAGTTCTTCATAGCTGCATCCGCTGCCGCAACGCCCTCAGTCGTGCCTGCCCCCGCATCGTTGAGCTGAATTATGTGTTCCGTGATATCTTTTAGCGTCTCGTCAGTTGCGCCTAGAACGCGAAGCGCAGCCGTTGCCGCCGTCTCAACCTGTTCTTGGCTTTTTGCCATTCCGCTGTCGAAAACTTCCTTGATCGTCTCGGCGTGCCTAGCGGCTTCCTCTTCCGTAAGGCCAAGCGAAATGGCCATTCTCTGTTCCAAACGCGCCGCTTCCAACTCTGCCTGCCCAATCGCCGTCGCAATTCCCAGAACAGCAGTAGCAGCCACGCCCGCAGCGAGCGGGATGCCGCCCAGCCCAGAAACGACCTTGCCTATGCCTGCCTCGCCCTTCTCGCCGAGATCCTTCATCGCGTCTTTGAGCTTGCCCGTGGTTTCGGAAAATTCCTTGAATGTGCTTATTGCTGTGTTGATAGCTTTAACAACCGCCACAGTAACCGTTGCAACCGTACCAATCACCGCGACTGTTGCGATAACCTTCGGGTCGATTTTTGCAAGAATCTCCAGCAGCGCAGTCAGTATAGGCAGCAACGCCTCGGCCATGTTCTGCTTTACGGTCTGCTGCACATTGTCGAACCTGTCCATCTCATCCGCAAGCTTGTTGAAGCGGTCAAGGGTGTCCTGATCCATAACATAGCCCATTTCATGAGCTTCCTGGCTGAACCCCTCAAAGCCCTCCCGGCCTGCCTCGATCACCGTATTCAGGTCTTTTGCGCTGCGTCCGAAGAGCTCCATTGACAGAGCGTCGCGCTCAGTCTCGTTCTTCATCTTGCCCAGCGCTTCGATGCTATCCCAAAACACATCTTCCGCTTTGCGCAGCTTTCCATCTACGCCAGTTACGCCCACGCCCAGCTTGTCAAACGCCGCCTTGCTGGATGCGGTTCCGGATTGCGCGCTGCTCATGGTGCGGGTCATTTTGGCAATCGAGCCGTTTACGGTGCTTATATCGATGTCCATGAGGCCGGCGGCATAGTTCCATTCCTGTAAGGTCTCCGCGCTTATGCCGGTCACTGTGGACATGGTAACAAGGTCGTCCACATACTTTGTGGTTTCCTTTGTGCTCTTGACCAGCATGGTGAGCATGCCGCCAGCAGCAGCAGCCCATGCCGCTGTTGCCACCGTGCCGCCGTTTAATGCTTCAATCGCTGTGGATATGCCCGCCGGGAGCTGCACACCCATGTTCTCGGCAAGCCCCGTGATCTTCTGGCCGAGGTTTTGGGCTTCTTTGCCGCTGCCCTCCATGGCTTGTGTGGTCGCAAGAATATCCTTTTGCGCATAGTTCAGGTCTTTTTGATATTGATTGACCGCCACCGAGGTATCAGACAGGGCCGCTTTCTTGGCTTTTAATGCCGCCTCCGCAAAGGCCACGGCTTCACTCTGCTTCTTAATCGCCTCCGCGCTGGAGTTCTCCGCGCTCTCCAGCTTCTCAAGTGCCGCACGCTGCTTATCGACTTCCTGGGCAGCCTTATCCACTGCCTGTGTTGCGCGCTCCTGCGCCTCCTTGGCCTTGTCCAGCATGGGGGACATCGCGGCAATCTTCTGCTGCTGCAGGTCTAACCGCTCATGTAGCGCAGCGCCCTTCGCCGCCAACGCCTCCGTGCTGTCCGCGTTCTCCGCATACTGGGCGGTCAGGAGGGCCGTCTGGGAGGCGTTCTCCTTAAGGCCGGAAGTGATCTCCGCTAATTGTTGCCTGTACTCTTTTTCGCCGTCCAGAACCAGCTTTGTCTTGATCGTGCGATCTTTGCCCGCCATGCCAGACCCTCCTGTCGCTAAAATTCGTCCCGCGTCGCCTTGCGGTGCGCAGTGCTTTTCTTTGTTTTTGCTGGCGCATATGCCCCCGACCGGATGCCAGCAATAAAGGCCTCGTGGTTTATATGTTCCTCGTAGAGCATCCATATTTGGCGAGGGGACATATCCCAAGCATCGCCATCGCAGCGCCCCAGGGTTACACTTGCAGTGTAAAAATACCACGCCACTAGGTTATCATTGAGATCTCCCTGCTCGGGCTCCCTTGCTTCGCGACCTGCGTATTTCTCTTTGATTTGTGGCATACCATCGCCAATGATGTCCACAAGTGTGCTTTGCAAGTGGAAGAGATCCTCGCGGCGCAGGTGGCGCATGATTTGCTTTTCGGTAACCTGCACCCTGTTCAAGCCACCATTGATCAACTCTGTGATGAGGAAGCAAAGGGCGCTGACCATCTCTACATGATCAACGCCCTCCACAGCTACGCCCAGCTTGAGCTTCCCGAGCACATCTGCGTCAGGAATGCCCATCAAACGAAGCATTCTATGCATGTCACCATACCTCGAATAAATAGCGTCCAAGCCCGCCAAAGTGACCCTCACCTGATCCCCCGCCCCGCCGATCTCCAGCGGGTGCAGGCTCGGTCTTAGATCGCTCACGGCTCAGTACCTCCCGCAATGCTCAGCTTCGTCTTGATCCACGCAACCGCAGCCTCAGCGGTATCGAACTGCTTGCGGATACGCCACTCACCGTCTGCCTTTGCTTCGATTGTTCCAACCATTTCGTTGGTGCCAAACTCATACGAGCCGCCAAAGGTCTTGGCGCTGTCGTTGCCCTCGGCAAACGTCACGTGGGGGTACACCCGAGCCTCGTAGAACAGTTCGGAAAACTCCGTACCACTGTCGCCCGTATCCTCGACGTAAAAGCCCAAGCCTACAGGGCCCGGCCTATCATCCAGCTTCGAGATCTGCCCGTCGGCCTCTACAAACTTGTGCCCGAGCAGCATCTCCTCTGCGGCGTAGTCCAGCGTGTCCGTGCCCAGCGTGATTTTCGCACCGCTGATTTTGCGCAGGGTGCGCTTCATGCGGCCTTCGGCGGGGAACTTGCCCTCCACGATATCAAGCTCCACGTTCGCCGAAGTCGCGTCCGCAAGATGCCTGCCGCCCGAGTAAGTGATCCCACTGGGTGTGCGCTCTGCCTTGGCAACGTAAATGCCGCGCATGTCAACTCTTGCCATTTATTTTACTCCTCCTTAAAGAATTCCTCTTGCATCGCGACGGTTGCCGCGACCTCGCCCTCCCGTTCAGCCTCATCCACCCAGTAGGTGGTGGGGATGCCGGGAACATTGTTCTTCTTGTTCTTCCTGCGGCGCAGTGATTGCCCGCCGCTTGTGCCGTAGTGCAGGATGGCCGCTTTAGTCATGTTCCGCGCGCCTCTTCGGTCTTTACCTTGTGGGTAAATCTCAACCGAACAGGAATCGCGGTAGCGTATGACATCACCTGCCGGTTCGATGGAACCAATCATGTCGCCGGTGTCGATGAAGCCATACTTCTTGGCCGTAGGGATCCATCCTGTTTCTGCCATAGCCTTTGCGCCTGCCTTGAGTGCAGCGTCGGTTCGTCGCGCAAGCTTATCGCCGCCCTCGTTTTCCAGCGACCGCAGAACCTCGTCCAGACCGTCAATCGTGAATTTCATAGGCTACTCCCGCCGCAATGGCCGCGCTAACACATCGGCTTGTATGCGGATGTAGTAGACCAGCTTTCCCATCTGCTCGTTGGGCTCAAGCTGCACGTCAAAGTCAACGGACAATCGCGCCAACGCCTCGCACAGCGCCTCGATCACCGGGTCATCGTCCAGCCCTGGCGGCAGCCTGTCGACCGCGCGTGCCAGTGTCAGATCCAGCCTGTAAGTTTTTACGCGGCCATCACCGACGTGATTGGGCGATTTGCGTTCGGACATAATCACGGTCTCCCCGGCATCGAATGTCGCCGCGCGCCTTATGCCCGGGTCAACCGCAAGGAGCGCGTCCCAAAGCCCCTTTAAGTCCATCATTTGATCACCTCCAAAGAAAGGTCCAGAGATGTGTTGTCCACCCCCTGAACCTGTACGATCTTATACACCGTACCCGCGTCCACGACTGCGCACAGCGTGTCTACGCCGGGTACCTTGGGGATGCGCATCACGCGCGTAATTTTGGCGTTGATCTCAAAACCGGAGAAGAACCGCCCGTATCCAACCTTGCGGTTCTCATAGCATAGGCGGGGGAAGAGCGGCTCCAGTTCATCCACGCATAAATCGCCGAACTGTATTCCCTTTGGAATGCGGTACAGTGCGCAGATCCCGTCGTTATAGGTCTGGGGCTTGTACATTGCGGATACCTCCATAAAGTGCGAAATTGCCGAACCCGTCAGGGCATGCTTTCCGCAATCTCGTTCACCTCGTGCCGATTGCGCAGCATGAGCAGCTCCGCGCCGTAGTTGCGCCGAAATTCATCCAGCGCGCCAGATCGCACATAGCGTGCGCAGTCAAACAACAACGCCCGCGCAAAGCTCTCCTCCTCGTAATCCTGCGCACCGCCCGCGACCATATCCAGGTACTGCATGGCGCGGGCGAGAATGCCGGTCAGCTTTTCGTCCATCGCGGCATCCTCCCAGGTCACATCAAGGTAGTTTTTGACCTCCGGGAGCAAGCCTGCCGCTCGCTCCCTGCGCACATCTGTCATGGTTTACGCCTCCGCCTTAGTCCTCACTACGCCCTTTACCGCAACCTCCGGCACGACGCGCTCAAGGCCGGTAATGTCAAGATACACAAAGGCGTTGTCGTCCATCGGGCGGCCATTGCCGAGCAGCTTCGAGGTGTAAACGCGTTCGTCCGACAGGAACTTCACGCTGTCGTCGTATTCGATGAGGCCATCCTTCGACGTACCAAGCCCCATGAAATAGCGGTTCGCAAGGCCAAGGATTGCATGGCCAGTGGGCACCGCTGCGGACTGGTATACCGTGGTGGGGAACGGGAACACATCGGCGATGTAGTTGCCCATGGTAGTCAGAATCGTGGTCGCCGGACGCACGACGGCGAAGTAGTCGGTGGGGTTGACCACAAGGGTTACGTGATCCACTGCGCGCTGCCTGCCCGTGGGCGTCTTGGCAAGCTTAGCAATGAGGGGCAGATATGCTGCAGGCGTGAAACCGGTAAGGGGCTCGGCGGTCTTGCGCGGGTACACGCCGCCTGTTACGGTCACGTCATCAGCGACCGATCGCGTCATGCCGATGGGCTGATCCTTGCCGGTGCCATCGACGATTGCGGCCTCAAGCGAGAGCATATTGGCCTCAGCGAGCACAGCGCGCACATAGCGGTCAAGCCATGCGGGGCCAAGGATGATGTAATCCTTGGGTACGACAAAGAACGCCTTAAGCGAGTTCGTCGCCACATCCAGCACACCAAAGCTGCCGGAAAGCTCCTCAGTAAACGCCGCCGTAATAGGACCCCACTTTGCGCTCTGCACGCCCTGCTTATTGTAGATCCACTTGGTCAGCGCAGTGGTGTTTTGGAAACTGATCGCGCCCAGAAGCGGGCAGGTCGAAGTGATGTCGTCCATGACCGCATCAATGATGGTCTGGGGCATGGCGACGGAAATGTTGGTCAGCGCCTGCTTGGGCGTGTCGGACTTGATCGCATCGAGCACCGCAGTGTAGTACTTGGTTTCCGCCTGGGTAAGCTGGCGCACACCGCGAGATGCCAGCACTGCCGCATCGGTCTCGCCCGCGAGCTGGCGGGCCTGCTCAAGGATCTGCTCATTGATGCCGTTGAAAAGCGAGAGCAGCGCAGTCTGCGCCGCCTGTTCGTTTCCGTCCTTGATTGCCTGGGTTACCTGGGCCACCGCCTGCTGGCGAGTATCGGGGTTGTTCATCATGGTTAATTGTCCTCCTTTTTGTTTTGGCCAAAGAGTTTAAAAGGGTTCTGCGGCTTTGCCGCTTGCTGAGCAAGGCGCATGTACGCCTGCTCGATTTCGGCATCCGGGATACGCGGCGGCGCCATGTCAAGGATCTGATCACATAAGCCGCACTCCTGCGCTTCCTTCGCGGTCAGCCATGTCTGCGCATCAAGCATCTCGATCAGACGGGCCTCGTCGAGCTTTCCGCCCGCTTTCTGCAGGTAGGCTTGCCTGTTACCCTCCATCATCTTGTCGAGGTCGTCCGCAGCCTTGCGTAGCGCCTGGGCGGTGCCGCGCGCGCCGCACTCCATATTGTGCAGAAACATCATCGAGTGGCCGTACATGCGCACCTCGTCGCAGGCCGTGCAGATCACCGATGCGATCGACGCCGCCATGCCATCGACAAAGCAAACCTTGCGCGCCGGGTGCGCCTTAAGCACGGCATATATGCCGTAGCCCTCTTTGACGTCGCCGCCGTAGGAATTGACGTGTACGCGGATCTCTTGCGCTTCACCGCACGCTTCAAGCTCCATGCGGAACTTTTCAGACGCGCCCGGCTCATCCCAGAAGCCGGGAACAATGTCGTCATACAGGTACAGGTCAACGGCCCCCGCCGCTGCCTGCCTAAGATTGTAAATCAAACAATCACTCCTTTCGGTTTCAGTGCATCCCGCATGCGGGAGAAGTTGTTGGTAATAAAGTGTTCATCCGCCCAAGACTCGTTTATCGTCGGCTCACCGAGCCTGCGGAGAACGTCATTGACAGAGTAGACGCCCGAGGAGATCAGCTTCTCGATGTTCGCCGCGTTGTGCACAA